CATGGCGTCTTCGTGATGGGCCACCGTGTCGCGCAAACCTTGCAGCATGATCGCGAGATGCGGGAAGATGGCCTTGATGGCCCGTTGGTCCTGCGTCCATTGCCAGTGTAACGCCTGCCGGGTCAGGCCACGATTGCGTGCTTGGTCCTCGTAGGACGACACCACAGCTTCGACCTGACCACACCCAACGTGCAGCACGGTGCGATAGGCTGAGGGTGACAGATCAGCAATGGTCGCCAGCCGGCGAACAAGTGCAGCCCCCTCGCTGTGCTTCACCTCGTCCAGTTCAAGCAGACGCTCGCAGATCTCAGACAATAGCTTTGCCGCCTCGCTGGTCGCGGCCGGACTGCGACGACTGACAGGCTCACGCCCTAGCGAGTAGGTAATCACGGCGTTAGAGACCCTCTACTGGATTGAGCACCAGGCGCTCATCGTCCTCGGTCAGCTGGATAGCGTCCAAGCCTTCCATCGGCAGAACGCCCATCTGCTCGCGTGCCTGCACAGCGTCGATGACCTTTTTGAGGCGTTTGAGACGCTCGTTGTACTCTCCGGTTACCGCCTTCTTGTGCGCTTCAAGCTGAGTGATAGCGCGTAAAGCCCGCGACGTTAGTCGGAGCGCTTCGAGTTCCTTATCGTCGGACACAGTCTGATCTCCTTTTTGAGCTTGGCGTTCAGCCTCAAGTGCTTCTGCCAAGCATGGTTTGATACGAGTTTAGGTTTACCTGCCACAGATTATCGGTCAGAGCGTTATGCTCCACGGTGTCAATACCATAGCGCGCAGTTCTCAAAAAACTTGCAGCGCGATGTTATACTTGGCGGCAAGGCTGACGACCAGCTGGCGCGTGTTGGCGTCAGGTGCCGCGTCATAAAGTCCTTGCAGCGTTTCTTTGGTTGGGATCATACGAAATCGTCGTCAGTTGCTTTGGGTTTGATCGGTACGAACTGCATACCGAGGCGGTCAAAGGCGAACAGCGCCTCCAGGCCGGCCGGACCGTTGCGGCACTTGGCTTGGTACAGGATAACATCGAGCATCCGTCCTTCGCTCATTGCATCCTCGTTGGCTGGGTAAAGGAACCAGACGCGGTCGGCGTCTTGCTCAATAGCCCCAGACTCGCGCAGGTCAGACAGTCTAGGCCGGCGCTTCTTCTCACCCTTGTCGACCTCGCGATTCAACTGCGCCAGCAGGAACACTGGCACCTTGAGCGTGCGAGCGAGCAACTTAAACGCACGCGACATTGCAGCGACCTGCTGCTCCCGGTTCTCTCGGCCAGATCCAGCCGGAGGCGTGACCAGTTGGAGGTAGTCCACGACCACAGCGCCCAGGCCTTGCGGTGATGCGCCGAGCAGCCGACAGACCGCCTCGATCTGCGCAACAGTGCGCGCGTGCTCGACCTCGTAGATGCGCAGCGTGCTGTAGCCAGCAAGAGCGTCCAGTTCTGCTGCGATGGTCTCATCCCATTGCGGCCGCGGGTTAACGCGAAGCCGAGCCATGCGGGTCAGAATCTCCTCGGCCGACATCTCAAGCGAGAAGAACGCAGTCGTGGCTCCCTGCGCGATGTTGTGAGCCACTTGGCCGGCGAAGGCCGACTTACCGGCCCCAGGCCGTCCAGCAATGACGATCAGCTGACCTGCCTTGCACGGTGAGGCTTGCTGGTCCCACTCGGCGCAGATAGACGGCACAGAGTCGGACTGGTCGGGCGTGAGCAGTAGCCGTTTAGCGTTGGCGGCAACCTCGGCCAGCGTGCGACTCTTGGCCCCTGCAGTGATGTCCTGCGCGCTTCGGATGTGCGGTTCAACGCCGGCCCAGATGTCAGCCCACTCTTTGGCGGTTCCGTCCTTTGCGGCCTCAAGGCCAGCAGCCAGCGCGGTGATGAGTTTCCGGCGACGCGAGAGGTCGATCACGTCAGCAGTAAGCCTGCGAAGGTGGAGGCTGGTCGCCTCAAGTGCTTCAAGGTTGGCAATCTCAAGTGCAGATGGCTTTGCTTCACCATCAAGGCCAGCAATGGCACGGTACAGCCCAGCGGCGTCTGGATGCGTCCCTTCGGCCAAGCAGACCGACCCAGCACGCCACAGAGCATGGCAAACTGGATCGCTGAAATGGTCTGCAAGGACGCCTTCACCTGCTGCATAGGACCAGCCAGCGGTGCCTGCTACCATGCAGGCAGAGATAAGACGGCGCTCGGCCGATTGATTTACTCCAGGCGTGCTCATAGGGCCAGCAGCTTAACACGAGGACCAGTTTGGTCTGCCTCGTTGCGGTTCCAAGTCTGCGGGTCGTCAGCGTAGCGGCCTTGATTGAACCAAGTTGCCGGATGCGGAATAAATCGCTTGTCGGTGTCGGACCAGCGCGACGTTGCAGCAGCGTAGTGCTTAACGCGCTCAAGCAGTTTCGAGGCGTCGATCTGCTGTTGAGCTTTGGCAATCGCCTTCAATGCGGCTTCTCGGCCGACCTTGCGAGGGTACGCATCGTATATCGCGAGATCTTCAGATCGAGCAATATATTCCATTCCTTTCCTTTCCTTTCCTTTCCGTTGGGTTCCAGCTTGGGTTGAGCTTGGGTCATGCTTGGCTCCATTGATCCGAGCAGCTTCGGTTTTAGCTTCGCTTGTGCTTCGGCCACCCTTGGCTCCACCGTAGCGCTTTGCTTGCACTTCCTGTTGTTTATTCACCGGATAGGCCCAGACCAAAAGCGCGTTTTCCTTCCATTGCAGGAGCGGGAAGGACGAGTCGATTTCCTGCTTGGTTACTCCGCAGGTTTGCTGCCACTGGCGGTCAGGCCACTTGTCAGCGTTGGCAATCACTCCGCTGTTCTCTTGATCGACGCAGTACGCCAAAACACAGAGCCAAGTCGCGCGTGCAGTCGGATCAGAGCCGACAAACTCCGGCGCGCGGAGAGTTGAGGTTTCAAGGTTCAGCCACTTCATAAATCAAAAACCCGTCCACGCAGAGGGTGAGAAATTAGCCCAGGACGAGCGCATTTCCTCCACGCGGACGGGCAAATGTTTGAAGTATTGTACATAGTCCTGTTTAGGCTTTCTCACGGCCTATCCGTTGTTTTGCGCTCTGTTTGCAGCGCGTCAACTGGCTTTTTCTGCCTGCTTCTCCAGCAGTTGAGCGTACTCCATCTTCAGCGCGTGATACGCCTCAAGCAGTTCGTCGCGCTCGTGTCGCAGCGCAATGTTAGCCAGCGTCTCGTCGTACACCTTGCACTCTAATTCCACGCGCTGCCTTTGCAGGTCAGCAATGACCGCTCGGTAGTGCGAGGGAAAATCGTTCTTGATGATGCTCATGGCGCGTTGGCGTAGCCTTGGTCGCTGATGATGTTGATTGACGATGTCGGTATGACGATCAGCGGCTCGGTGTCACTCCGGCTCTTGGATCCACGAGGCTTGCAGCCACCGATCTTGTGCTTGCTTGCGTCGATATCGACCCAGTTGATAAAACCTAGTTTGTCGGACCACTGCGAGACGTAGACGGCCGGAGTGTTCATCCCGTGCTGGCACAGGCCCAGAGCGTGCCACTTGCGCAGGTTCAAGAAGACCGAGTCGTAGTCGCCAAAAGCGCAGCGATGAATCTTCAGTTCGCCTACTCCGACAATGCGCTGATGGCGAACGAAGAACCAGTCGATGGCCGCCAGCTTGCCCATCGGTCGACATTCACAGCTCCAGTGTGCCTCTAGGATCTTAGCCACGGCTGCCTCGTTGTCTTCGTCTTCCTTGGTGCGGAAGACAAGCGAGCCGTCAATGAACCTTTGCGCCTCGCGGCCGTAGAAGTCGTTCATCACTTGGCTCCATTAGCGCGAGCGGCGTCAATTGCTCTCGCGACGCCCAATAACCCGTACTTTTCCGAAACGAAAATGCCCACGTCGTATTCTGGGTAGTCTCCAGGAAAGCAGCGGTGTTTCTCTAGCCAGTCCAGCCGTTCCTTGTCCGCACGCAGCGCGGCGTTTTCGGCCTGTGCCTTCTCTAGCTTGGTTTCCATACCCCACAGGGTAGTGCGTAGGCTCTCCACCGCTTTGTTCAGAGCATCATTCTGTTGTTCTAGCTTTTTGATGTACTGATAAATGGTGTCCCAAGTGTCAGGAAATCGCTGAAACATTGCGGCGGCATCCATAAATTCTCGTGTATCGCTCACGACGCACCTCCATCCTCGGCGCGGGCGGCGTCGATGGCAGCGCGTGTGATGAAGTCTGGACCTCTCAACCAATTCTTGCCCTCCCAGAGCTTTTGAGACTTTTCCAGCCAGTCCAGCCGCTCCTTGTCCTGCCGCAGCCCGCTGATCTCAATGGTCAGTCGATCATTCGCGTCTCCGAGTGCTTCGACTGTTCCGCCCAGCCACGGCGCCGTCTTCTGCGCCTTCTCTAACTCAAACTCCAACCCGCGCACTGTAGCCAGTAGGTTTTCCTCGGTGTGCCGCAGCGCGGCGTTCTCGCGCTCTAGTTCTTCGATTCGGTCCGCAATGGTGTTTGCAGTTTCTGCGTTTTTGCAGAGCGCAACGAGGAGTACGCGATTTAGTTTCGCAAGGTTTCCACTCACGACGCACCCCCTTCCCTGCGTCCCTCGGCCTGAATCGCGTGCTCAAGTATGAGCAGTGCATCACAGTTCGCCAGCGTCACGCCGTGCTGCGGATAAAGCCGCTTGGCTACGTCGCGCAGCGCGCGCTTCCGCTCTGGTCCTTTGAGCGTTGATCCCAGGCCAATCGTCTTCTGCCACGTCTGCGGCCTGACCAGCACAGTGCGGATCTCTAGCGTCTCAAGGATGCCAAGCCAGCGCCCGTAGTTCTGGCCGAACTTGAACATCGCAGAGCCAGGCTGCGGCTTGCCGATGAAACCGCCGACCTGCTCGATGTAAGCAACAGCGTGCCCAGTCATGTCGCGCAGCTGGCGGATCAGTTCAGATTGGGAGACGAGGCCGATCGTTGACTCAGTTCCAATATGATCGTGACGTAGGCCATTCCGCCACGCAACAGCGCCGGATGCGCCAGGGTCGATTGCAATGATGGTAGGCATTAGAAGTCGATTTTCTCCTCCATCTCCTCGCGACCGATTCCCGGCATGGCGACAGTCTTGCCGACCGTCGGCTGTGACGGTCGAGCAGGCGCGCCGTCCTTGCGCTCGACCACACCGCGGATGTACTTGCCGGAGCCGTTCTTGGCCTCGGCAAGCCAGCCACTGAGCTTGTAGTCCACGCCGTTGATGCGGACTTCTCCGCGGTAGTCTGGGCGCTTCTCGTTGCCCCCCTTGTCGTTTTTGAAAAGGCGGAACTTCAGTTCGTTGTCGTATTGTTGGTTCATGCGGAAACTTCTTTGATGCGAATTCCACCGACCGCGCGGCCGCCAAAGCGCACCTCTGGATCGTGGTAAAGATAGATAGTCTGACCTCTCCACGCTTGTGTATTGGCACCGAACATTCGGACCAGCGCGCGGCGGTTGGCACTCGTGCGGAGCACCAACTGCTTGGCCTTGCCCTTGAACTTCAGCGCTGGCACGTTGCGTTCCTTGCGCCCCTTGTCGAACGCAACCTCGTCGTAAAGCAGCACGTCCTCAATCTCGGCCGGCACGTCGCCGAGGCCGACCAAGTCCTCGCTGGCAAGCCACGGTGATGTGCGGAGCATACCGCTCAGGCCAGTGAAGACCTTGGGTTCTTTGCTGGTGAGCTGTTCGTCGGTACTCATGCGCTGCTCCCTTTCGTCTTGGCGCGCTCGGCTAGCATGGCGTCGGCGTACTGATACGCATGGTACGCATACGCAACAAAGCCGGCGGTGCCCACAGTATCGGGAGACGCAAGCAGTCCCTGCAATGCCGCCGCCGCGAAATAGTCGCGTAAGGTCATGCCAGCCTCCGCGTGATAATAATAACCGTTTGGTATTGTTGGTGGTGGTGAAACGGGAAACGCTGGGCCGCCGTCGTTTGATGTCGTGCTCATGCCACACCTCCTTTCGTCATGCCGCTGAGTTGTTCGGTGTCACCGTAGACCCACTTTGGCAGGTCAATCGTGCCCATCAATCCAATGTCCTTGTCGTGGTAATCCGGCCAGCGGCCCGTTGACTTGCAGTCGGCCAGCTTCTCCAGCAAGTCGTCGATCTCGGTATCGCCTAGGTCGATTGCCTCAGTCGCCAGCTTCCAGACGTTCACGCGCGGAATCGGCTCGGCCTCAATAGCAATCAGCCAGTGCTCGTGCGTGACGGTTTCCTCGACGAACTGGCGGATCAGCCGACGATACCATGCGGCCTGCCGATGGTAGCCACGTTGAAGAACAGTGCGCGAGAACGCAGAGAGTCGAGCATCCTGCGTCGTCTTGATGTCGATGATCTGCACGCGGTCACCGCGGAAGTTGACCGCATCCATTCGGCCTTTGCCCCAGATCAGTCCGGCCTGTGTACATCCGAACACGGACAGCTCGGTCTGCGCGCCGGCCAACAGATGCTTGACCAGTTCGTGGTGCTGTGCGTGGCGGACGGCTGACTCCAGCGCGTCTGCCTGATCGGCCGAGAAGATCAGCCGGCCTTCGTGCCGAGCCATCCACTCCTTGCACTCCTTCGCAGCGCCGTGCCACGGTTTATCATCCGGCCCGTAGGTCTCAGGCTTGACGACATATTCGGTGCGGTTCTCCAGCAGCAGCGCGTGCAGTGCCGTACCGTAGTCCATCGCGGCAGATCGCTCTACCTCGGTGTACTTGTATAGCGCCGGAGAGTCAGCGAAGCGGTTGATCTCGCTTTGCGTGAGGCCATCCTGCTTGCGGTAGTAGTCGGAACTCATGCCGGCGACAGCGCAGGCTTGCCCAGGCTTAAAGGCGCTAGGCGTTGTAAGGGGAATCACAGCGCACCGCCTTCCAGTGCATCAGCGCGCACAAGCAGCTTGGCCGCACGTTCGCGCAGTTCGCCAGCGCACTTTGTGGTGAGATAGCGGATCGCCTCGTTCGCGTCTTCGAACACATGCGACGCCAAGTATTCTTCGCCGACTCGGATGCCAGTGGTGAACCAGACCGTGCCCTCGTTGTTGATCGTAACGGTAAGCGAGTGGTAGTTCGCACCGGGAATTGCGTTCTTCAGTCGACTAAGTGCCGGAGCCAGTAGAACGCTGACCTGCTCAGGCGTTGGTGTGTTGTGTTCCATGACGGAAAGTCTGATACGGTCTATTCGGTAAACGGCACGCTGTCGGGCGGCGTGGAGGAGTCGGTCGCAGGCTTCGGGAGTGAGCGTTTCAAAATGCGCTGGCGCTCCTGACGGTTGGTCCGATGCGTCCATGTTGATGCGTAGTGCAGTCCGACTCGCTTTGCTAGTTCGCGCGTAGTCCATCCTTCGGCGTCGGCCTGATCAAACAGTGCCTCCTGCTCCGGAGTCAGTGCGATCTTTGAACGATGAGAAGCGATGGGTTTGCTGTGGTCCCCATTGACTTTGACCGCGTTGCGCTTGATGAGCTTTCGCATCTCGGCCTTTTCCTTCTCGGCGAGCGCTTCCTTCTTCTTCCAGGTCTCTGCGGCGCGTTCCATAAACCGGAGGCAAGACGCGGCTTCTTGGGCGGAGGGCATCTAGATTTATTGGGTCGACAACTTGTGATAGTTTCCGCCAGCGGTAGACACGATAGATACGGCGTGCGCGAAGGAGGACGTGGACAGAAGCGGCCAGACTGACCGCACCGATGATGACAGAACAAATGAGTGCAGCATTCACCGTTTCTCCAGTGCGTTCCTGATGGC